AAAGGAGTAGATATGCGCTGCTGTAATTGTAACGAGAATAATTGGGAAAATGTCGATAGTATGAGAATCAAACCACAGGGAATGAGCATATGTAAGACGTGTGGTTTTGTGTCGTATCCAGACAAGTATAAATCAATAGAAGAAATCAAGAAATATTATAATGCAGATTATAGAAATCCTCCAAATTCAGGAAACTTTTTTTCTGGGCAAAAGAAATTAAATTATCATCATGCTTTTTTAAGCGAGTATTTTGAAAGATGGAGCAAGAAAGAAAAATTCGTTGTATGTGATGTTGGCGCAGCGTTTGGAATGTTTCTTACTTGGTTTAAATCTGTTTTACCTAATGCCGAATTACATGGCACTGAATGGGATACCGCTTATAGAAGAAATGCATATCACGAGTACGGTTTAAAACTTACAGAAGATTTTGACGACACTAAAAAATATGACATGATTGCTTTATATAAGGTCGCAGAACACCAAATTGACTTTGATTTATATTTAAAGAAGTATATTGATTGTCTAAATGAAGATGGAGTAATTTATATTAGTGTACCAATTTGGTTTGATATGTTTTATAATTTTGGGCCATGTAATAATGACATCGAATATTATTATCATCCAGACCATATTAATCAGTGGACACGAAAAATTTTTCAATCAATTTTAAAGAAATGCGGATTGAAAATAATCAAAGAAAATTTTACTCTTTATGATGATACCTACATGTGTATCAAAGGCGAAGTGCTTCCTTTCGAATGCGATGATTATCAAGAAATCAAAAAGAAAATGTTAGCGATCAAGCAAAGTTATATGGCGTTTTCAGAGAAAAAATACAAAGATTCTATCGAGTTTTATCAGTCAAATCCTCTTGCATGGAAAGCAAATTACGAATTGAACAGAAAAACATTTCATGAGTTGGGTATGCCAAAGATAGAAGAGTATATTAATCAGGCAATTGCAGCTTGCCCAAATTCAGCCGAAATTGTGGCAATGTGTGCCGACATAATGATGAGGTATAGTAATTGGGAAAGGTCAATAGGCCATTGGCGTGATGCTCTTAATATGAGGCCGGGTGCTGCCGCTTACTTATCTAATATTGCTAATTGCCTAAGAAAGCTTTACGAGCAAACCAAAGACGAAAAATACATCATTGAAGCAAGAAATGTTTGTAGAATAATCGCAAAGAATAGCATGGAGCATTTGCCCGAATCTTTAAATTGGATTTACAACGATAACGCAAAAATTTCAATACCGGATTAATTATGGAAGTAAAAGAAATTAAAAATGTCGAGAAGCTATTAGAAGTTTACCCTTCATTAAGGCTTTTGGTGGCCCATTCTGCGCAAGTTATTCCAATCCATATAATCACAGGGCATAGAGGTGAGATCGAGCAAAACAAAGCGTTTTTTGAAGGAAAAAGCAAGGTTAAATACCCAGATGGAAAGCACAACCAACAACCAAGCAGGGCAATTGATATCGCTCCGCTTCCTTTAGATTGGAATGACACTAAAAGGTTTTATTATCTGGCCGGGATAATTAAGGCATTTGCTTTTCAGTTAAATATAAAGATAAAATGGGGAGGAGATTGGGACAGTGACAACGATTTTAAAGATCAATCATTCAACGATTTAGCTCATTTTGAGCTGATATAAAAAAGGATTTTTATTATGAAAGAAATTAAGGAACTTGCAATTTTTATCTGTAAATTAGTAAACGCTATCATGTCTTCATTAAAAGACGGAAAAATTAATGTTCTTGATGCTACTAATTTTATCTCTCCCTTGATGTCACTCGGTGAAGCTCTTGGTGGAATCGGAAGCGTTATCCCTGAAATCAACGCTATGACAGAAGAAACCAAAAAAGAGTTGATGGATCAAGTCGCTGCTGAATTAGAGCTTGATGCAACTACAATTGAACCTCTTGTTATGGCAATTCTAGAACTTGCTCTTAACACTTATATGAGCTACAAGAAAATTTCTACAATTTTAAAAAAATAAATGTGGCGATTAAATTCGCTTACATGTTGGATCGGTTTTTGCCTTATTCTTTACGGCCTCATTACGAGTGATCAAAGAAGACGGCAAGACCTTATTCCAATTGGGATAATGGTCTTAGGCGCAAGAGAAAAGACGGAGAGACAGAAATGGAAACTTCAATAGTCACTTTAGTAATAAATCTGGTTAATAAAATACTTGATCAAATTCCAAACGCCGAGCAAAGGGAAAGGAACAAGTGGAAAGAATTGGTTATGGAATTTAACTACGAAATTAACAAACCGATAGAACAATGGGACGCTGATAGAATTATGAATATCAAAGACGAAATACTAGTAATTGGCGAAAGGGTTTCAAAATGAAAAACACAATGATTATGATTCTTTCTTTTATAGTAATATTCCAAGCGGCTTGTTCAATGGGTTCTAAGCACGATCAAGAAAGAGATATTTCTAAGACTTTTTTTTGGGCCGACAAAGACAAAAAAGGTGTTTTTAAAACTCAATCTTGTGTTGCTTTTAAAGACAAGGTTTGCATAACTTGGCGAACAAAAAACTTAGACGTTATGAAAGATTGGGATTTTATTGTAAACACAAGAATGATTTTAATAAACAAAGATTTAGTTTTCCAAATATTAAAGTAGAAAATATGATTATAAGAGTATGTAACACCCGACCAATTAAACCAAAACTATTAAGTAAAATTATTATGAAGTGGGAAGGGACTGACTATTCCCATAGCATCGCTATTTTTGGTGAATGGGTTTACGAATCCTCAAGTCATGGTTGCGCCAAAGTTTTACTATCAGATTTTCTAAAGAAGAATTTAATCGTTACGGAAGATAGACGAGAAGTTACACCAGAAAAATATTCCTATTTATTGTTTAAGGCAGAAAAAGCAGTAATCGATGATATACCTTATGGCTATTTTAATCTATTAGGAGTAGCAATTAACGATGTGACTGGATTGAAGTGGTTTGTTGACGGTGCTGACTCTATGATTTGTTCGGAGTTTATCTTCTGGCTTTTCAAAGATGAGCTTGCTATTCCAGATGAAGAAATAGATTTTATTTCACCTAAAGATTTGTTTAAGAAATATTTTAATATGGTTTATGTGTAGGCGACCGTATTCTTCCATGAAATAGATCGCCAAGGGCCTTAATCTATTTTTGAATATTAATTATTAAAAGTAAAATTATCGATAAAAATGTAAGTGTTTGTTATTTTAAAACATTCGTGGTTTTGTATTTAAATCTCCATTTGCTGAAATTAAAACATTCGTGGCAAAAGTTAGTATAAACGGATGCATCTTTACATGTAAAACAGCTATTAATTTGTTTGGCAACGCATGTTAACCAATCGTTATCATCCCTTAGTCTTTTAATTTCCTTGCTCGCCGATCTTGCTGCATCTGCTATTTGATCGGTTGTAACCAATGATTTGTCGCAAAATTCATCAAGATAAAGTTTGATAACCATTGCTGCCACTCCGTATTCCTCTATTGTAAATTTTTGAATTGGTTCACTCATATTTTTATCCTTTTGTTGTATTTTCTCTCAAAATGCGCTTCCATTCCTTCTTGAATAGTCCTTGTCTCGCCAATTTCTCTTAATCGTCTATAGATAGTGTGAGTTGATACATTAAAACATCTTGCCGTTACTTCGAGACTTCTTTTTTCTTCAAAGTAAATCTTTTTTAAAAGAGCTGTATCAACAGGTTTTCTTTGCGCACCTTTTTTCCCAACCTCTCTAACATACATAAGTTTTTTAACAAGCTCGGCACATTCGTCTATCAAATCTAATTCGTTTCCATTGGACAAATTAACATCTAATTTATTTCTAAGCTCAAAAAGATTGGTTGATATTTTTGATGCATATTTATTTTTAACTGGCATGGTTATCCTCGACTTCTAATATTATTTTTTTATCGTTATTCATTTCTTCAATTATCGGAATATTTACACATCTAAACCTTTCCCAATAGTGGCCAGGAGATGGATGATCGGGCAAGCTGCCTTTAAATATTTTACCGTCTAAAGTTTTGCAAATTCCTGATGTTCTTTGATCTAAAACTTGAGTATATTTGTAATTATCTTTGGCTGGCATATTATCTATCCCTTGTGTTGTCGCCTAGATCGGAACAAACTCCCCAAATTATTAATATAATAAAAGCAGAAAATACGCATCCACCAATAAAAGGTAAAAAATCATTACAAGAAGTTAGTTTATCACTTTTAGTTCTTGTTAAAACTAAAATAAAAATAACCCAGTATGCAGTGCTTCGCCTTGAAAGATATTCAATTGCTTTTGCTAATAATTCTTGTCCATTTGCTTTTAAATATTCTGAAAATTGTTTATTAATATTCAATTTTAACCTCGGTTTTGTTGATGCACTCTTGGCATTTTAATGCTTTTCTATAATCAGAGATTGAAGTGTAACCTACTTCTTCCAAAAACAAATTACATTCTTCCCATCCTATTCCACGATCTTCCTTGCATTCAAAAAAATAACAATCTTCGCAATAAAATCCTTCTGGTATAGCAATCACTTTGACTTTCGCCTTATCTGTATTCATATTATTCCTCATCTTTTTCATATATAAAGCTAAACATTATTTCCTTGTTTAAAGTTTCATTAATTACTTCGCATCTTTTTATTTCCTTAATTCTTTTGCCTTCAAGACCCATTCTGTTAGCTTTTATAATAAGCGTGTGAACCATATACTCAGGACTATTGCGCATTAATTCATATTCATTAAATACTGTTATTTCGTCTGTTTTCATTTAATCACCTCTAAAATAACTCCACCTATCACACAAGCTGAAACTAAACCCCAAATAATAAAACAGTCTTTCCAATCTTCTTTATCCATGCTAGTCCTCAAGACATTTTCTAATAGTGTTTGTACCGAACTGAATACAAAGCGAGTTTATAATATCTTCATAGTTTTCAATTCCCGAAACTTCCAGAAAAAGATTTTCGCCGTCTTCGGATGGCACGACACCGATTATATGTTTGCATTTTATTTCCATTAAAATTCTCCTATGTAAATTAAATATTTCTTTACTGCATTAAAACTAACGATCTTTAGGAAGCGGCGACTATCGTTATAGTACATTCTATTACCCTTTATCCTGTAAATAGAGTCGCTTCTCTTGTGTAGATAAACACCATCAATCAACGCTTGCATAACTTCTCTATCGTTGCGCATTTACTTACCCTCCTTTAGCTCATTTGTTTTTGTACATTTATAAGTAGCGTTTTCAATTATAAATTCTTTTCCTGATTTTATAAATTTGTTATCTGTTGATAAGTACACGCCAAGGAATACTGTAAAAATACAGCCAAGTAAAAATCCCATCCAAGTGTAGTACATTTATTTACCCTCCTTTAAAAACTCTTCAAGTGCCTTTTTGGAAAAATCAAACTTTATTGTATTTCCACATTTATAACACCAATATTTTCCATCTCCAATTGATTGGTGTCCTACTCCGCATTTACAAATTTTCATCTGTCTATCCTCCTGCTGGTTTTGAGTTGAATAGCTAATACCAACAAAACGCTATTGTTGTTCTTTTTTTAATTCTTTTACCAATGCTTCTCTTGCAATAAAACCACAATCTTGACCAATCTTGGAATGAAAATTTGCATTTTCAATATGTCCACCATGTTTTGTTGTTAACGATACGACGTATTGTCTCGGGGGCCACCTTAAAGCATCTGCCTAGCCATTCTAAATTAAAAGGTTTGACATATCTGTGCTTTTTGTTTTTTTCAGACCATTTGTACATTTCCCTAATTAAGTCTACTTGTCCCCATTTAAGTTTTTTGCTGTTGTTGTCTGCAAAACCGTATTTGTGAGCGTGGTAATTGTTCTCTTTTGACGTTGCCCATTCTAAATTATCAATATGATTGTTTGCTCTGTTAGAGTCTTTGTGGTTGACTTGCGGTTTATTTTTCGGATTTTCAATAAATGCTTCTGCTACAAGCCGGTGAACCCCAAAGCTTTTGATTTTATTACACATAGAAAAAATGCAAGAATCATAGCCATACTTATTTATTCTATTTTTAAGGAGTCTCCCATATGTTTTTTGTTTTGTTCCTCCGTCTTTTAAATAAGTCCTTTCGTGGCTCCTAACCCTTCCATGATTAGATATCGAATACCTCCCCTCGTAGCCCTTTACTTCTTTCCATTCTTCTGGATATTCTTCAAATGTTTTCACGTTTTACCTCCCATCTTCCAAGATGCTCATTAAAACAAGCATCTTTAAACTTTCCTTCGCAGAAATATGATTTATCGCAATTGAAACAATTCCTTAGATTCTTGTTCTCTGCCTTTAGTTTATCAATTTCTGCTTTTAGTTTTTCTATTTTCTCACTCACAACTTGGTCGGTGCCAAGCTCTACAAGCTCAATAATATCTGCCTTGAGTTGATCAATTTCTTTTTGTAACTTCCTAATATAAGTTAACGCCTCAACGTCTGAATTAGACATCGGCACAGCTTTGCAAATTGTTGGTTCATTATCTGTTTTCATTAAACACCTCTCCATGTCTTTCTTAAACATATATGGGACGTTGTTGCAATTGATAAATCAAAAAGTTTTGCTATTACTGTTAGCTTGGTTCCAAGCGCTCTCATTTTTCTTATTTTCAGAACATCTTTTTCTGTGATCTTGGCCCTGCCGTTTTTTTCTCCAGAGCGATAAAGTCCGTTCGCTGCTGCGTGAGCTGAGTTTTCCGCACGTGTTACCCACTCCAAGTTGCTTATGTGGTTATTAAGTTTGTTTCCATCTTTGTGATTAACAAATGGCTTGTTTTCTTCGTTTTTTATAAACTGTTTCGCCACCAACCTGTGAATTAAAAAACGTTTTTGCTTATTATTTTTTGTCATCAGAATTGTCATATATTTTCTAACTAACTGGTTTTTTAAAATTTTTCCGCCTCCTTTTCTGGAATCACTTATTGCCCTTCCGTGCGAACTAATTTGATATCCCGCATATTCATCTATTTCTTTCCATTCTTCTTTTTGTTTTATTCCATATTTTAAAGCCTCGATTGTCTTGATTAATTCCTCAATTTCTTCAGTCAGGTCTACTATTTTTTGTTCATAAGCGGAATAGCTCATAATTTATTCTCCTTTTTCCCCTTTCTTTTTGCTAAACATTTTTTGCAATCTACTTTATTCCAATAAGTACTCCCATGGTAGGCATAGGTTTTATTATCAACCTTGCAAAGCGGTCTTACTGGATAGCCATAAATCAAGGAAAACATTCTTTCCAATTTATGTATCTTTTTCATTTGGTTTCCCCTGTTAGTTTTTTAATTATGGTTTCTAGCTCTTCTCTATTCACGAATCCGCTTCCTTCACATAACTCACAAGCTCCGCCATTAATAACCTTATGTGTCTCACTGTGCCCACAGCATGGGCAACCTATTCTTCCTACATCGTGAAATGACATTGCACCAATAAAACCATGATCAGGATTGGTGCATGTTTCCTTGCCATCGCCTCTGCATAGAGGACAGATGGCTTTTTCTGTCAGTGTTTCCATTATTTATCCTCCAAACAATCCTTAAACATCTTATTATATTCATCTACCTTTAACGGAGCAATTCTAGTAATATTAATTGCTTTCACATTTATGTTTTTCATCTTCTTTCTCTAAAAAATCTATTGCCATAGTTACACCATCGCGCACGTTGATTAAATCATCTACCTTCATCATTTCCCATTCCTCGTTTTCTTCTACTCTATAATTTATTTCGTCATTCATAAATCTCTGCATCTGTTTTAAATATTTGAGCACATGTTCTTTGGTCATTTGCTTATCTCCTTAGTTTTAGTCCTATACTCCCTATTCTTAACTGAATATTCTTTTCTATGCTTCCAATAATGCTTTTTACTCCAATCGTGATTGCAGGTTTTACAAGTGCCTGTCATTTTTATAATACTTCTACGTTTCCAATTATCATTTAAATCTACAAGCTCTATTTTACACTTACTGCAAGTACGCATACGCTCTGGATAGTCAGCACAGTCAATCTTATTCTTATATAGTCTTTTAAAATTGTCATTAGTGCAAAGTCTGCAAAGGCCTGTATTAATATTTTTAGATACCCTTGTCCAATTCTCAGGAATATCCAAAAATTCATCTTCGCATGTGGTGCATAGGCGCATGTTCACTGTTATTCCCTGTCATAAATTATATCGTGCGCTCTAGCTAACATAAAGAATGATACTCCTTTTTGATAACCACAGGCATACATAATATCTTCAATAATTTTTTGTATTTTATAATGTTCTTGAAAATTGTAGCACATTTCCATATTCCAAACAGTTTCAAAATAGTGTTCAAATATTATACTGTCTTCGGTTGGCACAGATATTAAAGTCATTTATTCCCCCTCATATTTAAATTTGTACTGATCCGAATCGTTTTCAAATTCCAGATAAAAATAATCTGTACGATTTTCATTCATCATCTTTCTAGCAAAATCATTTGCATCACCATAATAAAGAAACGTGGCCAACAATATCTTTGGTTCATTCGGATTGGTATGTTTGTAAACTGAATGTTCTAGGTTATCCATTATTCACCTTTTAAACCCTTGTACTAATGCTTTGGCGTACTCGTTGGCAAATTGCCAAGTATCACCTTGTAAATAATACTTAATTGTTAGCAGTAATATTCTTATTTTTTTCTGCATTCTTCCTCTTTTCATTGGCTAAATACCTATCTATCTTTGCAATTTCTTTATCTAAAGATTTTGTCTCTCTATAGTCAGAACAATTGCAAGGCCCTTCCCAATCGTAAAAACATTTTTCGCAACGATTATATTTATCGTAAAACTCTTTGCCTATTGGTTCACTCATCACCAACCCCACTTCATTCCATCATAAATTATTTTTATCACCAAAATAAACCAACATAGCCAAAAGATAAATATCAGTGTATTTTTTATAATACTTTTCATTTGGTTAGCATATTTAAAATGTTTATTATTTTTGCTTGAATCTCACTTTGAGCTTTAAATAAATCTTGAATAGATTCAATTTGTTTTTCTAATGATTCAATTCTTTCTAATAATTCTTGTTCCATATTAAAATTCCTTGTCGTCTGGGCAATATGCCCCTTCCTGATCCTCTGACTTAACCGCATTCTTTAATGAATCCCATTCTCTTTCTATTTCTAAAAGTATCTGTTCAATTGTTTTATGGTTATGCATATTTTTCAACCTCCGAAATAAAGGCCTGTACATTTCCAGTAATAGTTTTTTGTTCTTTCTTTGCGCTTTCTTCCAGGTAGTCTACATATTTATAAATATCTTCCATGCAAACACCTTTTACCTTTCCATCAGCAATATCTTTTAACGAAAGTTTGGCGAATTTACCAAAAGGGATGATATAGCCATTGGGCATAGTCGATTGACTCGGTGCTTGCGTTGATTTTTGCGGCGAATTTACTTGTTTATTATCTTTAGACTGATTAGCCATAGGCCCTTGTTGTTTTGATGGAACAGGTGCTTTTTTAGCGTTTTCTGGTTTTTGTGAGTTGTCACCTGCATCAACGTCTTGATTATCGTCTAAGCAAAAAAGCGCATTTGCGGCATATTTTCTGCAATAGCTCGAACATGCGCCAGACAACTGTGAGTCATTCATACCTTTCTGGGCAAGTGGTTCTCTTGCAAACGCAACCGTTTCAAAATATTCTCCGTTGTCGGCGTCAAGCCTTGCAATAGATTTTATATAATATCTTTCGCCAACTAAAACCAAATCATCTTTGAAAGTTAAAATCGACGTACCTAAATGTTTTTTTACTTCTTCTGTTATATCTTCAAGATTCCTATAATAAAACTCACTAAATTTATTCCAATGAGTTTTTGGAACTTTCATTGCTTTTTGTATTCTGTTCAATTCTGCAATTGCTTTCGACATATTTTACCTCCAATCTGTTAAAGACATTATTAATAATATTATCCCAGTGAATATAAATTTTTGAGTTAATAAATAAATTGAAATTATAAATAGAATCATTTTTTCCCCTAGTGTTCGTCTTGAAAATTAACCAGCCAACACTAAGGGAATTAGATCAAAGCCAGCTAATCTTCAAGACTTTAATTCATTACTATATTTAAAACATTATGTAAACATTTCTTTGCAAGTTCCTATCGAAATAGTAATTATCACAACCCCTGCTAAAAAAATTATAGGATTACCATCACTTAATGATTGTATTATAAGACCAATTGAAAACAATATTGAAAAAACTCTCAATGCATGACCACTTACAAGAATAAAAAAAATAGCAAAGCATAATAATATTATCATAATCCACAGTCATTATCACAAGGGCCATTTCCATTTCTATCAAGATCATGAACATCAGCCTTACATTGTTCCCAAACCTTCTTTACGTCTTCGCATGATTTAAGTCTTTTTTCCTGATATGGCCCTTTATAAGAAGGGCAGTTGTATGCTTCAATTCGACACTCAATTGGTTTACCATTCACAAGCGGTGATTTCTCGCATGAGAATAATAGCAGTAATAATAAATATTTCATAATTTCCCCTTTTGAAGTTCTTTACTACAAGTAAGTAAATATTAAAACTAGCTATATAAAAATTATAAACCTTTTTTTAAAACATATCCCTCAATTGTGTCGTAATCGTACTTCCCATTGTTATCTATGTCCCATAAATATTCTGAAAATAAAAAGTCACACTTGTCTAACTGACCAGACTTCACGGCAATTATTGCAGCATCTGACCTATCAACGTATCTTCCAAAGCTTGTTATAAACCCTTGATCAATTGCTTTTGGAGATAACTTAATCCCAATATAAAAACCCTTTCCAAAACATTCCGCATGAGTTTTACCAAATATTGGCCAACCATCGGTTGTAATTACGGCGGCATGTTTTATTGATTCTATAATTTCGATCGTATCTTCCATTTTATTTTCTCCAAAGTGATATAATTACGTCTACTCAAGACACACCTCAAGCACTCTCTTCGTGAAGATAAAGAATGCTTGTAGGCTGTGTGTTTGAACTATCGCTAGACTACTATTCCCTTGTGATCGGGTTTAATAATAAAGACTTCACTTTTAAGAGAGCAATAATCAAATCCTCTCAACTACGCTTCAAAGCTTTTTTAGCTGGTATCCCTTTTTCGGGAGCGTAGTCTGGTAGTCAATCACGAATAATTATCACACACATATAATTCTCTGAAATGTCATGCCTATAATTCTTGGTAGTCCATAGTGCTTTAACGATTATTTAGGGCCAGAATCAAGCAATCAATTCCAAGTTAGGGAATCCTTCCCACTGCTCAGTTTTTAATTCAAGTTTAAAAATCTGTAAAATACTTTTGAAAAGATTACATAGTTGTTTACTATTTGTAAAACATTTATTAAGTTTTGTTAATGAAAGATTCGGCCTTTTTCTCAAAAGAACCAGATGATTATGTAACAGCTTGGTATAAACGACTCAAAGAGTTAAATGATATCAAGGAAGAGTTTGAGAAACGATATGGCAAAAAGATAATGTCATATGTCAGATGGTTTGCATTAAGTAAATATAGAATTGAAATGAATTATTTAGGCATAAATAGATTTCTGTCTATTTATAGGGAAGCTCTTTCAGAATTAGTTAAAGCTGATTACGATTACAAGAAGATAATCCTTTAATTAATTTCTCGATAAATTGCATTACCTGTTTTAGGATTATAATAAGAGAATTTCAGCTTCATATCTGGAAGATCAATATGCACCGGATAATTTAAATAACCATGATTTCCCATATCAACATAAAAGTTAAAACAAAGTATTCCAGCAAGGCCGCTCAAATATTGGACACCAATTGTTTTTTTGATTGTCGCAATTTCTGTCAAGCTAAAACCCCATCTATTTCAATTTCAACTCTGGGGTTTGTTTTATCTATTATTCCAGTGCAATAAAAGCTTGACTCAATATAAGAATCGTTATCGTCTTTTATTACTCCAACTTTTGTTAAAGCATCACACAAGAACTTTTCATGTATTGAAAGAATGTTTGATCTATCAACTCGTCTTTTAGTTGAAGGGTAAAAAGTAAATATAAGATTGATTTTTTTAAAGCAGATCGGAGATAGTCCTATTTGAGCAATAACTATCTTTTGATATTCTGATTTAACTTTATTTGAAACCTGGAAGTGCCAGTTGCGGTAATAATTAAGATTGATGGTATATTTCTTTCTTCCTACATTAACCGATAATGGCATTATTATTTTCATATTTAAATTGTTAACTTTTTTTGCTATACTGTCTATATGAAAAGAAATTTTTAGAAATAAGTGGTTAAATTATGGAAAACAAAAATTTGCAAAAGGTAAATATAAGCAATGAAGTTTTAAAAAATGCCACGATTGATGTTATTAAGGGTTTTTTTATAAACCACGTTGCCGATAAGTATGGTTACAACAGAGAAACTATTAGAGTTAGGCTATTAAAAAGGTATCCGTATATTTATAAAAACATAAAAAACCCATATTTGAAAAAAATATTACTCACAGACAAGAGTCTTGCTGGAACGTGCTGTATTAAGATTGGAGTAAACGTCTATACTTTTGATAGAAAATTTGAAAATTTTATAAAGACTGTAAAACTTAGAGATAATGGTAATGGATATTTGGCGACTCAATATATGGGAAAGACGCTTTATATTCACAGGATTATTATGGGAATTAAAGACAATAGACACATTGATCACATAGATAGGAATAAGCATAACAATCATTTGTCCAACTTGCGCATTTGCACTATAAAACAGAACAATGGTAACAAAATACATAAAGGTTTTCTTGATACTAAAAGAAATCTCGTTAAAAAATTTGCAGTTACTCTTGGTGGAAGAAAATATTTTTTAACAGAAAAAGAGGCAGAAGATTACTATAGAAAAAAACACGTTGAAAAATATAGAGAATTTTCGCCTTATTTTAATGAATATGCTAATAAATATCTAAACGACCTTTGCGATTTTTCTTAGCAATAAGAGCTTCCATAATTTTTAGATTTAACATCAAGAGATCATATTCAAACTTTTCAGCACAAGACATATCACATCTTTTTTTAGTCACATCAACATAGTTGAGTTTTTTAACACGTTCTGAAACTTTTTCGAGCAGCTCATTTTCAAAATTATTTAAAAACATAAACACCGCCTGTTAACTAAATTATGATTTAATTAGCACAGGCGGTCAAATTAAATATAATACTTCTTTAAAAGCTCAACAAAGTCATTTAAGAAATCTTCTTTTTTATCGGCATCAATCCAGATCAAATGACTATTGGCCATATCAACTTTTAAAAGATTTGGTTCGTCTTTCATTTTAAAGAAATCAATTTCGATTGAAGTGTAATCAGAAATCCATTTCTCAACCCTTGTTTTCATAAAATTTATTCCTCTTTAATGTCTTTTTTTCTTAACTTTTTAATTTCTTGTAACCTGCTTTTGTACTCATCAGCATCACATTTTGCCATAGCAATCAACTCTTTTTTAGCTTCACCAAAAGAATTAAAACATTGATGGTAGTGTTTGAATTCTTGAGTTGAAATAAAATAATAGTCAATTTCATAAGCGATATAATATTTATTTTTCATTTTTAACCTCTTCAATTTTTACTTTAAAAATTTCATCAATGTAGGCATTGATAATATCTTGAGGACTAATTCCAGCTTTTGCAAGCAAGTCTTTTATTTCTCCGTTAATTCGAATTGAAACCATTGTGTCTTTAATAAACTTTTTAATATTAACCCCCATGTTTAGCAGATGTTATTTTTTCATAAAACTCTTGTGGATTATCCAGGTCTTTAATTAAGTTAGTAGTGTCGTTTCCTGTTAAAATAAAAATCTTTCCAGTGCCTAAAATTCTATCAAAAAGACTTTGAGAAAATGTAATATCATTAATTTTATCTAAAGAAATATCAACTCTTGTTTTTGCCAAAATACCATTTTCTAAATACAATCTTTGATTTGTTATGGCCCTAGTCTGACAATTATTCGCAAGAATTCTATACATCAAAAAAGGAATTCCAATAAGTAAAAAAGAAAACGTTACTGGCATAATATAGGTTGACCAGTGAATTTTTGTCATCGCAATTAATTTTTCATTAGTTCTTAGTTTTAAGCTCATCATTTACTCCTTTGTTTAAATCCATAACATACTCATGAAGTTCTAATAATCGTTTTTTTGCCTCTTCTGTATTCTTTCCAGTAATTAAAGCACCCATGATAATTGCCAGATGATTATTAACTATATCTTGAAGATCATCGATTTTAATTGTTACTGTTTTCATTTTCACCAACCTGTTTTGTTTTTTTAACCATAGTGGCGCACAAGCAATCCGAAATATTCTTATTGTGCCTAAATGTAACAAAATCATTTCTTTTTATATTTTGATTAATTACAGATATATCAAAATAAAATTCTCTTCCATCTGAATCTATAATTATACCGTTTTTATCTTTTTCGCTCCACCAAAGAACTTTTCCAAATTTAGACTTCATTTATTAACCCTCTTTTGAACCAACGACAATTCTTGAAGGACATGGTAATTTTCTAGATTCGATTTCTCTAATACATTGTTTGGCACAATCCATGTCTTTAATTCTTTGAAAAATATGATTTATATGAGGCCATTCGCATTCTTTTTCAAGTAAGTCTATGATTTGTTTTCTAGCTTCATCGTCCCAAAGAAGTCTTGAAATATCATCAGCGCAATCCCTCCACTCGTTATCATGTTTTTCTCTTTCAAAATAAAGAGGGTGGTTATTTTTCTCAACCCTATTAGTCTCAATTGCTAGTAAAACTATTTTTTCTCTTAGCTCGTCCGTTAGTTCTGGTTCTATATCAACTATTGCATCACAAGAAAATTTAGACCATAGTCGGTGTCTTGCAAAAATATTAAACCCCTTCCAACCATTGCCTTTTGCCATCACTAAAAAATCTGTCTCTGAAATAATTTTTTGTAATTTTTTTTGATTCATAACTACCCCTGTTTTATAATATATTCATATTTACAAATTACACCGTTTTTAAATAATTTACGGCCCCTTGTGGTTAGACTGGCCATGTTTAAGTCGAGAGTGTATTGCATATCATCATTACTCGTTCTTATCACAAAAACACCATGCTCATAAGAAACAATCTCTGCACCTATTTTTTTTACAATCTTTTCTGTTTTTACAATCTTTTCGTTCACAACAACCCCTTTGTTTCTATATAATCATTATAGCATGTATATACAATAATGTATATGTAATAATTACGTATAACTACTCGATTTTGTTATTAAAAATAAATATATTTACAAGCTTTGAATAAAATTATAGTCTTTTTTTTAATGTAAAATATGGGGAGTAAAAATGAGTGTAATGTTTAAACCAGGTCAACTTGTCGCTATTAAACCACAAGCCACATCGATTGCAATTATCGGTTATGGATTTGTAGGGAAAGCGGTTCATAACAGTCTTTTAGGTAATGGCCATGAGATTTTTATTGATGATCCTAAAAATAAAGATTTGATTCCAATCGGGAAACTTGTCGGGCCAAGCAAGGAGATTGATGTTGCTTTTATTTGCGTCCCAACTCCGACAGTTGGCGGTATTCAAGACCTATCGATGATTGAAAACGCACTAGGTAAAGCGGAGGGTTTAAATGCTGGCTTGATAGTAATCAAGTCAACTATTCTTCCAGAAACAGCGAAAGACCTTTGTAAAAAAAATGTGATATATGTTCCCGAGTTTTTAGATCAAGCCAATTCTTATCATCAAAATAATAAACACATTGTCGGCGCAGAAAACGTTTATAACTTCGAAATATATAAAAAGCTTTTCAGTGACAATCATGAATATTTTTTGACCAATCCCGAAACAGCTTCAATGATTAAATATACTCACAATACCCATGGAGCTCTAAAGGTATCTTTTTTTAATGAAATCTTTGACGCATGCGATAAATCAAATATTGATTATCGAGAAATGTTGAGAATACTTTTATCAATAAACGACAACGTGGGAGAGAAATACACAAAGATTTGCGCCGATGGAATGCGTGGGTACGGGGGAAATTGCTTCATTAAGGACACTAGGGCATTTTTAAATGAGTATAATATGCTAACCTTAATCGCTGCCAACGAATCAAACAAGAAATTTAACAGGGATTGACTTTCTTTTGAAACCAATAAATAATTAATTATGATTTTTTTCTGTCATTTTTACTCCAAAACATTCCCCTGCTAATCAGGGGTTTGTTTTTTAAACCAAATAGGAATATAATTTAAGAAGGATTTGATGTGTCGGGAGTTTTATCATGCCAAGTTGTTTATATTCTGCTTATTGTATTGTGAATAGCTTAAACAATAAACCAATAACAGGAAAGCCAAAAAGAAATAGAAATAAAAACAAACAAGCGAAACAATCCAGAAAAAGAAACAGGTGAAAGTAAACAAGGATATAATTTAATTATGGAAAGAATAACTTGGCATTTAGAAACCAGAAAACTATCAGAATTAAGGCCATATTATAAAAACCCACGAGATATAACAGAAGAAGGTCTAAAAGAATTAAGCGAATCTTTTGATCAAATAGGTTTGGCCCAATTCATAAATATAAACACTAACGGAACAATTCTTTCAGGCCATGCCAGATGGATGCAACTTGTAAAAGAAGGTGTTAAAGAACTTGATGTTCTTGTTCCTGATAGACTTTTGACTTCAAAAGAGGAAGAGGCCGTTATCATACGCATGAATAAAAACATTTCCGGAAAATGGAATTATGACATCTTAGCAAACCAATTCGAGCTTGAGGATTTACTAGAATATGGATTCACAGAAGAAGAATTGCATATTGAAATTGATGATATTAATAAAGAAGACGTTAAAAAGGGAAGCCTGTCTGACGATTTTGGAATAGCACCGTTTTCGATATTAAATGCAAGAGAAGGTTGGTGGCAAGATAGAAAAAGGATGTGGATAGGCAAAGGTCTAAGGTCAGAAATTGGCAGGGGTGATAATCTTTTAAAATATTCAGATAAATGCAATATACAACAAGCAGGTGGAAAGCCTTACGAATTAGAAAAATCAAAATATGGAAAGTGCCCAGAAACGGGTATAGGCGAAAAATACGGCAAGGAAGAAATGAATGGTACATCTATTTTTGATCCTGTTCTTTGCGAAATAGCCTATAGGTGGTTTTGTAAAAAAGGTGGTTTAGTGGTAGACCCTTTTGCTGGTGGTAGCGTTAGAGGAATTATTGCAAGCTTTCTTGAAATGCAATACATAGGAATAGATTTAAGGCAAGAACAAGTTGATGCAAACAGATTACAAGCACAAGATATAATAAATCAAGATGGCGTCTTTCTAGTATGGCACACAGGAGATAGTAAAGACATTATTAAAATAATGCCAGATGTTAAAGCAGACTTAGTTTTTAGCTGTCCCCCGTATGCCGACCTTGAAGTATATTCAGATAACCCAAACGACTTATCAACAATGGAATATAACAAATTTAAAGAAGTGTATTTTGAAATAATAAAAAATACATGCTCGCTATTAAAAGAAGATAGTTTCGCTTGCTTTGTTGTTGGTGAGGTTAGGGATAAAAAAGGCAACTATTATAATTTTGTTAGCGATACCATAGAGGCATTTGTTAGGGCCGGATTAAGCTATTATAACGAAATGATTTTAATAACTACAATAGGTAGTTTACCGATAAGATCTGGCAGGGTTTTTAGATCGTCAAGAAAGATAGGAAAGACACATCAAAATGTTTTGGTATTTGTTAAAGGCGATGGGAAAAAAGCATCAGCCAAACTTGGAGAATGTAGTTTTAAAGAGGTCACCTGTGAAGAAGATTTATAAACATTCAGATGTGGCATATTCAACATTGCATTTTATTAAATCATCAATAAATTTTTGTCTATCTTCTGCGCTGTTAAAAACAAAAACATCGCAATTTGATTCTATTTTTACGGCAACAAAATATCGCATAAATACCCCTTTAATGCATTATAGCATAATATTAAATGAAATATATAAAATATGTAAAAATTACAGCCTAATTATCGGAAAAACAGGCTTACCAAGGTGTACATAATGGCAAGACCAACTAAACAATTAGAAGATATTGAATTTAATGGATGGGATATACTTGATTCTAATATTTTATGGGGATCAGAAACATATTGTGCGGATAAGCTGGGTATAAACATAGATACTTTAGCGGCAAGGATTAAAGAAAAATATGGAATGAGTTTTCCCGAGTATAAGCATAAAAAGCGTGAAGTGCTTAGAATTAATATAGCTAAGAAGCAGTATGATCAAGCAATGCAGGGAAGTGTCCCCCTATTAATCTGGCTTGGTAAAAACGAATTAGGTCAAGCAGACAAACAAGAAGTAGACAATAAAAGCTCCGATGGTTCAATGACTCCACAAATAACAATCAACAACGATCTATCTCATTTATCAGACGATGATCTTATTAAAATAAAAGAAATATTAAGCAAGAATGAAAATACCAACGCTTGATGAAATAAATCAAGAGCAAGCTAGAAGGTATAGAGAGAAAATAAAGACATCTAAATTATTTAGAATGGAAAACCTTTATAGGATCGTTGATAAAAGAAATCAGAATATATTATTTAAATTAAACGATGAGCAAAAAGAAATATTCAATTCTACGTGGAACAATTTGGGCGAACAAATTCTTTCCCCGAAGGTTTTGAAATCAAGACAGATAGGAATATCAACCTTATTTGTTATAGCTTATTTTGACGACTGCCTTAATAACAATAACCTTAACGTTTATATCCAGTCCCACAAAGATGATTCAATTGAAAAGATTTTTAGGATAGTTAGATTTGCTTATGACAACTTGCCAGCAGAATATAAACCAGAATTAGGCAAAGGTGGAGGTTCTAAGTATGAGCTCTATTTCCCTTCACTCAACTCAAGAATATATGTTGGCCTAGAAAACCGATCAAATACAATCCATCGGGTTCACTTTTCAGAAATGGCATTTCAGGAAAAAAACAAAGTCGCTGCGACACTTGGAGCTTTACCAATTGGTCAACATTATTCGGTCGAAACTACTCCAAATGGAATGAACTGGTTTCGTGATGATTGGGTTGATGCTTCTAATCGATTCTTTTATCCCTGGTTTACACATGGTAAAAACAGAATAGAAAACCTAGATACAGGGCCATATGTGGATGAGGAAATTGATCTAGTCGAAAGACATAATCTAGCCAAAGAACAAATTGAATTTAGACGGGCAAAAATCGCCTCTTTCCCCGGCAAAGACATAAGACTTTTTTTACAGGAATATCCAGAAGACGAGCAATCATGCTTTATGCTTTCGGGTAATCCAGTTATTTCGATCGATGCTATTAAGAGATTAGATAAGGCAAAACAAAAACCTATCAGGGAAGTTGACGGCATTAAAATATTCAGGGAATTTTCTAGGTCTTGCAAGTACGTTTGCGGCGCGGATACATCAGAAGGTTTTTCAAATGACTTTTCCTGTGCTAAAATATTCGACAACCAAAGAAGAGAATGCGCCTCATTTAGAGCAAAAATAAGGCCGTCAGATTTCGCCCACAAGATAAAAGAAATGTGCAAGATGTACACAACAAGCGATGGTTTTGCTCCACTACTAGGAGTTGAAAGAAACAATCACGGTCATGCTGTTCTTTTGGAATTAGGTGAGGATCATATAGGATACTCGAATCTTTATTTCTTTAAAGAAGATCGCCCAGGTTGGTTAACCGATCGTGTGACAAGACCGATAATGATTTCTGCTTTTATTGATGCGGTGGAAAATGAAACTTTAGACATATACGATATTGATACCATTAACGAGTGTTTGACTTTAATCGACAATAACGGCAAAATAGAAAGTGCAACCGGACAAAACGATGACTGTATTATAACAACCGCAATCGCTATTCAAATGTTGTCCGAGCTTGCCAAGCAATCCGCTTATGATAATCCCAAAGATTATGTTTTACTTTAAGAGGTGATTAATGGCCAAGAAAAAAGAAAATAGTCCGATTGCTAGTTCAACTCCAAACCTAATCGTAAACTTAATTGAGAATACGGAGCGAACAAGTTCCTATGATCAACCTTCTTTTAGAAAACCATACAATCCAGACGATCTTTATAGAAAGACGATGGATTATAGAATATATGATTCAATGCGTATAGACGATCAAGCTTCTATTTGTCTCCAAATGAAAAAAGATTTAGTTATAGGGCCCGGCTTTTCTTTCCACACCAAAGACGCCAATCAAAAAGATATCGTAAAAAACCTAACTTCAATATTTGAGGAAGATGTTTTAACTCCATTTGATGAACAACTTGAAGAGATTTTGAGCGCATACGAGTACGGTCATTCATGCAGTGAAAAGATTTTCAAGAAAAAAGACGATGGTTCTTTGTCATTTCTTGAATTTAAAACCAGACAACCTAATACATGGCTTTATGAAACAGACGACAAAGGAAACGTAACAGACTACAAACAACGTGGAATGGCAACTGGTCAAGATATAATCATTAAAAAGAATGCAGTATTACATTATGTTAATAAGAAACGATTTCAAAACCCTTACGGCGAATCTGATTTAAGACCAGCATATCAAGCGTGGTTTACTAAAAATGAAATAACAAAATACTTTGCTATCTTCCTAGAAAAAAGCGCATCACCTATACCAGTCGGGAAATACGGTTCATCTGTTTCCAAAGAAATAAAAGAATCTTTGCTTTCAATACTCAAGAAATTTCAAACTAAAACAGCAATGGTTGTTCCAAAAGATATGGATATCCAATTTTTAGAATCATCAAATAATGGTGAAGTTTATCGATCTGCCATTAATATATTTAATATGTTTATAGGTCGATGCTTATTCGTTCCCGACTTGTTAGGATTTCAAGGCGCAGAAACAAGCGGCGGTTCTTACTCTCTCGGTAAAGAACAGATGAGAATTTTCTTCATGCATCTTTCAAGGCGCAGAAAATATTTAGAAGCGTTGATCAACAAGCATCTTGTCTATCCTATTTGTGTTTACAATCACGGCGTGTTTGACACTTATCCAAAATTTAAATTTAATCCGATATCGGAAGATTCTGTTTATGAATCTGTCAAAATGTGGACTGACATAGTTAGATCAAACGCATTTAAACCAACCGATGAAGAAATTAATTACGTTAGAAATCTTTTAAACTTTCCAGAAGGTGAGGTATTGCGTGATGAACCTGCCGCCACTCCAACAGCTTATTTTAATAATAATCATGATGCTCATCGGACTATTTGTGATAAACCGGAGCAGGCCGAACTTTTAAAAACTTATAAGATAGATTACGGAAACGATTATCATAAGAAAGTAGATTTCAAAAAGATTGAAAATTCTTTAGACAATTATTTAAGCGCATTAAAAGATGAAGTTGCTCCCGTAGTTAAATATATTTTTAATGATCTAAACGACCAGATAGAAAAAAAGAAGATAGTACAAAACCAAAGATTAGACAGGGTTGAAGATTTACAAATTAAGAAACTGAAAGATATTAAAATAATCCTCAAAAATTCTTTTAGGGAGCATTATCAAGAGGCAAAGAAGATTGCTCAAAGTGAATTGTTTAAAGTTAATTACACATTACCTTTACCAACCGATGAGTTTTTAAAGTTTCTGGAAGACGAAACTTATTCTTTTGTTGGCGATTGGTCTTACAATATTACCAAAAGTGCAAAAATAAAAATAATCGCTGCAATCAAAGACGGTAAACCACTTTCAACCGTTATCGATTTGCTAAATGAAGAGGGCCTTGCGGATTCGATGGTAGCACTAGAGAGATATAGTCGAACAAAATTTACCGAAGTAATGAATAGAGGCCGCTTAGAATATTTTGAATCATCTGGGATTGTTCAAGGTTATCAATATTCTGCAATTCTTGATGAATCAACTTCGGATATATGCCAAAGCCTTGATGGCAAGATATTTAAGAATGGTGAGCAACCAATTAGTCCGCTCCATTTTAATTGTCGCAGCTTGTTAATTCCAATCACAATATATGAAGATGTAAAAAAATGGGATAATGTTTCTGAATCGTTAAAAGAAAAAATTAACAAGGGTGGTTTTAGTTGGCAATAAACAACAAATGTTTATTCATAATTTCTTTATTCGCAAGAAACCTTTTGTTTATTCGCAAAATATCATATCCCTTTTTTTCCAAAAACCTGTCTTTTATTTCAGCTAAATTTCTTCTTTCCCTACCCCATTTGTCGGTAGAATCTATTTCAACGCAGAGATTTTTTAACGGTATAAAAAAATCAATAATATATGTGCCTATTGGGTGTTGCGCAACAAAGTTTATATTTTTTTCCTCGAGCATTTCTTTGAAAATCTTTTCTTGTGGAAGAAGATTTTTCTTGTATGTTTCTGATATTGATGCAGACATTTTTTCTCTTGTTTTTTTGTTTTTAGAGGGGTTATTTTTAGTCATTCTTTTTGATGCGTTCATGGCCCATTCGCTATTATCTTTTGTTTTCCCATATGCCCAATGGCTTTCACCTTTTTTTAGCGGAGTGCTTAGGGCGGCCTTTTTTATATTATTGGTCACGATGCCAATTTCCTTTGCGAGCTTATTAATTGTATGTCTAGATACTCCGCACGCCACGCTTAGTCTAAGTACTGATACCCCTTTTGCTAGGTGTAAATCTTCCATCACGTTTCTAAAAGGCATGCCGAAATGTTCTTCTATCTTTTTTAGTAATTTCATAATTATGATATATACTATGGTTTTTGAAATGAAAACTTATGTGAATTTTTTACAATTTGAAAAAGGTAAATTTAGCGTTCAATAAAAAGGATTTTATGGATCAGCTTAACACTATTTTAGAAATGATAAACGCAAGGTTCGACAGACTTGAAAAAAAAGTTGATACGCTTGAGAATTTTAAATGGAAGGTTATCGGATTTAGTTCCGGTACACTTTTTATTGGTACAGTTTTGGGATGGATGATTCAAACCATGATCAAAGCAAAATAGGAGGTTTTATGCCTAAAATAATTGGTAAAGAAATTTTTTCAGTTGGTGAATGGAACGGAGATCCTTACAACACGAGCGACCTAGAAGAAATGTGTTTGGCATATAACGAAACTTCTATGAAGTATAAACCTTATATGAAGTTAGGCCATGCCGCCGATCAAAAACTACTTCAGGAAGAGGGTTTACCTGCTGCTGGTTGGATTGAAAACCTTAGGGTAAGCGGTAAGAAACTTGTTTGTGATATCGTGAATATACCCGATAAGATTTATAAACTAATAACAGAGGGTGCATATCGCTATGTTTCTTCAGAAATACTTTGGAACATTAATTTTGAAGGAAAAAACTATAACCGAATGTTGGCAGGGGTTGCGCTTTTGGGTGCAGAAATGCCAGCAGTGACAAATTTAAATGATTTTGTAAATCTATACAGGCTTGACGCAAAGTCGGTAAGGACTTACACTTTAGAAAATAACAAGGAAGACATTATGCCTGAAACAAAAGTAATACCAGCAAAAGAAG